TTTTCTTGACGCGAGATACAAGAAGATACTCGAAGACCTCAAAGACACTGACCCCGAACTCTACCAGATATACGCGCTTGGTGAGTACGCCACCCTCTCGAACATCATCTACAGAGACTACCATATAGACCACACGTTCCCCTCGCGTTTTAATGACGAGTGGTACGGACTCGACTTTGGATACAATAACCCAACAGCACTGGTGTGGGTGGGCGATCGAGATGGAGAAATATATTTGAAAGAAATCATTTACCAATCCCATCTTACGAACCAGGATTTAATTTCTTTAATGGATGAAATTGGCGTGAGCAGAAAAGCTCCAATTTATGCTGATACCGCAGAACCGGCACGCATAGAAGAGATTTACAAAGCAGGCTACAATATTCATCCTGCCGAAAAAAAGGTAAACGATGGCATCGACACGGTGAAGCGGTATAAATTACACATCCATTCGGAAAGCACAAACTTGATCAAGGAGATTCGGAACTACAAGTGGAAAGAAGACAAGAACGGAAACATCCTGGATGAGCCGGTGAAATTTAATGATCACGCATGTGATGCTTTTAGGATGGCAATTCACACGCATGGAGGCGCACCCGACCCGCGGCGGTTCAAGGTGGTATCATCAAAGCGAGACTGGTGAAATCTTTTATACTTCTCTAACAATTATAGAATGAGGAGCGATCATCATGTACCCATCCATCACTCGAATCTGGCGAGCACTGAAACAACCACAACCAAAAACGTACATCGAATCCGGCGGCACAAAAAAAGAGATCTTCAGCAAACGGAAGCGAAGTGTCGAGCTGCTGCAAAAATATGCAACCATCTACGACCAGGGCGGGCTCGTAACGGAGGCTATCAATGCGTATCCGATGTTCATCACTGCACACGGTTGGCGGCTGGAGGGTCCAGATAATCTTGTGAAGACAGTTGAGAACGCTCTCGAGGAGATGGACTTTGATGCGGTGATGTGGGCTGGAATCGTTGATGCGCTTGTGTTTGGTGATGCGTTCCAGGAAATCGTTCTGAACCGCGCAGGATCGGTCGCGTCTGTTGTGCCTAGGTTGGCGAGCGGGTTCGAGATTCTGCATGATGAACATGGCAGACTCAAGGGATACACACAACGAGTGACGATAGATGGGCGGGAAAAGATAAAAACACTCAAGCCAGACCAGATTGCTCATCTACAATTCTGGAAACTCGGCGGTAGTATGTATGGACATTCGCTGATTCATCGGGCTTATGACGAGATTCTGCGAGATGTGAAAACTGCCGAATCAACAGCCACCGCCATACACCGGCATGGTTTCAAGAAATACCATATCAGAGTAGGGAAAGAAGGAGAAATTATCCCGCAGGAAACGCTGAAAGATATTGATAAGGAGTTCAAAGAACTGGACTCCAAAAACGATTTCGTAACTCCACACGATATGGAAATCAAGAACATCGATGAAGGCGGGCTTGAGAAGATCGATACATACAACGACATCAGCCTCATGCGCTTGGCTGCCGCACTTGGAGTGCCAGAAGAAATATTGGGCATCCGTCGCGGAACAACTGATGCAACCGCGGTAACTAGAACGGATACCTTTTTCAAAAAGATCGCATCGATGCAAAAACGTGTGGCGAGATCGTACAACCTCAACGTGATCAACCGGATCGTGAAACCAGGTGCTGTAAAGATCGTGTTCAACGAGGTCAACCCCGAAGACGACACGAAGAAAGCAGAGTGGATATCGATGGTCATGAAATCATCTAATGACCCGTTCGCTGTACTCCCGCGGGAGTGGATTCAGGAGAAGTTCAATGTCAATCCGAAAAAAACAGTCTCGAATCTGGAAGCCGCATACAGGCAGAAGGAACTCGCAGCACAGCAGTACAGCGGATTGCTCATGCCGCATCCACATGGTGAACTCATCTGGCGTGGCATCCAGAAGGCTATTGTGAAGCCAGCATCACTCGGAAAACATCTTGGAGAACCACTATACCTCATCTCTGATAATCTCTGCTACGGGCTTGTCATGCTCGACACAGAGGAAGTCTTGAGTGCCGATGAATTTCACGCAAGAGCATCCAAACATCTGATGGCAGATGACGCAAAACTCTCGAGGAAACAGAAGGTGTTTTACTACAACGTCAAGTTGCTGAATCTGTTCCCTGAACCGAGAGCTTGCACGATACCTGATGGTGCCCGGAACTTCGCGAAGAAAGTTACTTTCGCGAGGTAATCATTCGACCGGGGGCGAGTTTGATGGGCAAAATCAAACTGTTTACTGACTATGATTATGACATATCTAAGAAATATCATGATTCACATTATGCAAATGGTTGGTTGCTTGCAGTCAAATCGCGCCCCAACGATGATTTACGTTCTTGTTTTAGATTCCCAATTATAAAAGGCATATCGAATATAACAAAAGCCACTCTTTTTTTATACAATTCAAACAATTGCGATGGCAGAACGTACACTATCAATCGCATCATAGATGGGTTTGAAGATGCTACATGGGACGATCCACCTACTATCACCACCGATAACCAAGTCGATTTCGTCACCCCTGCTCAAACAGGTTGGTGGAGCATTGATATAACAGACTTATTCAAAGACGAATCCAGTACTTATTTTGCCATTCAAATCAAAGATTCTGTAGAAGGCGCATCGCCGGCTTGTATCAATGAATTCTATTCAAAAGAGCATGCTGGTAACAAAGACGATCAATTGTATTCCTACATAGAGGTGGAAGGTACGATTTCGCCCACCATCTCCTCCATTTCCTGGTCTCCTGCTGGCGATTACGAAACACTCCGATCGGGCACAACATTAACCGGCGACACAGAGAATCTGTTACTTGTAGGTACAGACCCCGATTACATTGACGGGCTTTCCGCGGGCGAAGCCATGCTGCAAATCGGAGAGGGCGATCCTTTCACCGTCAAAGAGTACGACCACTTCCGGTTCGACAACAAGGAGTGGTGGGTGCTCAACATCATCTGCGGACCCGAGTGCGACTTCATCACGCTTGCGGACGAGAATGCAGAGGCGGAGCGAGAACCGAAGATCGGAGATAAAATCGAGTTTGCGGCGGCAATTGACTGGCATGACAAAGAAGTAAGCACAATCAAATGGTACTACGCCAAAGCTCCGGATGAATGCTTCGAGAAAGATGATCTGGAATGGGTGCTTTTCGCAACAGACACCGACATGCCAGCTTACACTTTCGATGATGATGGCGATGAGGATATCACTTTCTTCCGCGTTACCGCCACAAACAAAGACGGCGACATCGGTGAATTCGACACCCTCTGCGGACCGATTTTTAATTTGTGGAAAAAACCAGGGTTTGACGAGAACTGGTTAGTCGGAGCGTTCATGGCTTATATCCTCCCAGGACTCGCGGAGAAGTTTGAATATCTCTCTGATCTTGTATTCGATGGCGAAGCAGAATCAACATCCGGTGGTTTTTCTTTATCATGGTCTCCCACTGAATTTGTAGAGTGGATTGCAGAAGAGCTGGCGGGTGTAGCAGAGGACATCCTGGATATCGTATTCGGAACACCAGAAGAGGAAGAGACCAGTGGATTCAGTGTGCTCTGGTCTCCCGCCGAGTTCGTGGCGTGGCTCTACAAATCGGTTGCCGCAATGGCTGAAGACATTCTCGATCTTGTATTTAAGGAAGATTGAGGCGCGTAGATAAATTTATAACATGACACCTCAAAAAGAAGCATTGAACCATAGGTTGTGATACCATCGGAATATTTAGAGATCTATTTAATAAATTGTTTTCGCCATTTCAACATGCTGCAACGCAGTTTGTACTGGATTATATTGATGCCACCCAAAGCGTAGAGGTATTGGATAAGTTCTGGGGCAGTCTTGACCAATCTTATAAAGATGATCCTGTTGTATCTGCAGCGTACACTGCTCGAAAATCCGAATTGACAGATGAAGGAAAACTCGAGAAGGAACATCGCGTTCTTGGATTTTTGGGCACTCAGACGGCAAACGCTATTTGGGCTGTGACTGAAAAAGCCCTCCCAAAGATTCTTGATTGGCTTGATGAGTTCAAAGATGCGTACAACATACGAACCGAAGAACTCGAAGCAATGAAAGATTTGGCAAAGTCCGGCGAGTTTGGGCTGAATGCTGTTGTGCGGTTCATGTTGTGGGCAACTCTGTTCCCATCGGTGCGGGCAAACGCTACGCCATACTGGACAGAGTGGCAACAGAATGCGTGGGCAAAGCATCCTATAAACATTCCATCGGTATCAGAGCTGGTGCGGATGGAGTACCGAGAAGTCTTTCGTCCAGAATACCGCAAGGAGCTCATTGAAGACGAACCAATCTCCTCTGACTTTGAAGGATATATGGCAACGCAGGGATATTCCAAAACATGGGCAGAGAACTACTGGGGGGCGCACTGGGATCTCCCGAGCATATCACAGGGATATGAGATGTTCCACCGGCTGCGTCCATCGATACAGATTGATGCGAACGGGAATATTGTTTCGAGTGGCGGGAAGTATCATATTCCATCTACCTACTCCAAGCCATTTACCCTTGACGATCTGAATGGACTTCTCAAACGGCAGGATGTTCTGAAACGGTACCGGGATCAGCTTGTCGAGATTGCGTATAAGCCCTACACCAGGGTCGATGTGCGCAGGATGTATCGGGCAGGAGTTCTCGACTTTGAAGATGTGATTGGGGCATATCTCGATCTGGGGTACGATCCGAAACGGGCGCTGAAGATGGCAGAGTTCACGCGGTCGTGGGTAGAAGAAGGGGTCGAGAAGCGAGAAACCCGCGGCGGCATTCTCGATGCACTTAAGGTGGGTGTTATAACACCAGCAGAAGCTGAATCAGAACTGGCTACCTTTTATCCAGACGATGTTGCAAAACGGTATGTGGAAGTTGCAAAGATCAAGAACAAGCCCACAAACGAACTTAATAAAGGAGATGTCGGTTGGCTATTCAAACATGGGGAGATGCCAGAAACCGAAGCAAGACAACGTTTCTCTAAAATGGGCTATCCTGATGATGATGTCGATTACCTTATCATCAGATACTCGCCGGACTGATCGAAATGCGCAAATCCTTAATAACCGGGGGCTAAATATTCACTATGCCTTATGAATCCAACGCAGACCTTCCGGAGTCAGTCCGGAACGCATTACCCGATGCAGCACAGACAATCTTCAGGAAAGCATTCAATGCCGCGTATGAAGAGTATGATCACGATGAGACCAGAGCCGTACGGGTTGCATGGGCGGCAGTCAAAAATGTCTATGAAAAGAAAGGCGATAAATGGGTGAAGCGAGAAGATGCGTCTGCCATATTAGCAATCGCAATGGAATTTGCGAAGGCGGGGCTCTGAACTGAATTACTTCTTGATCGTGATCGTTTTGAATATCCGAATCCGGTCCGCGGTGTTGTCCATGACGCAAACGAGATGGTTCTTTCCATTGGCAAAGAACGCATCATCATAAGATAGCTCGATCTGCGCCACACCATCCCAATGTGTACTGAGCGCCTTTGATAGTCCGGTTGTCTGGTTTATAAGAGATAGATTTACGTTCGCTTCGAATACTTGTGTACCACCTCTCCCTCGTGTGAATATTGTGAATGTGAATTTTACAGATCCGGCTGCACGATCTTTCTTCGTCTTGCCTTTGATCTTGTGGGCAGGTGATAGACGATAAAATGCGTAATCGCTCAGTGCTGATCGAAGTGTTTTGTGGAAGAGTTTGTCTTTGAAATGCTCCAGCGACAGCTTCACAGAAACTCTGTCTTTGGTTTCACCCGGCGGCATAGTGTGTTTGTATACCATGTCTGTAGAGCCCACCTCATTTCCATCGACTGTTACCGTAGCGCCTTGTGGTGCAGTGGCAATATGTAATGCACCGATATTGGGTTGGGGGGCTGAAACAACTGTCACTTTTACCGTGTTTGTATCACACAGGTCACATTCTATAGTCCCTTCGTAGAGTGGGCTTTGAAGCGCCTGCGTCTGGGTGCAAGGCTCTTTTCCAAAAATCGATCCTATGTACACATCATCGTGCCTTTCACCACGCCCATCGAACACATATCCAAACGTCCCCCACGGATGGGTCACATTTTTGGTTTCGCCTGGTGATATCAGAGTGTAATCATCTTTAAAATCGGAGCCGGTTCTCCACCATATCGGGATGACTGATGATGAATCAAGTGTTACTGCTATGGTCGCCATTTCGTGTTCCCTATATATTCTCTTGCGGTTCTGCTATAAAAAACAAGCGTATGTTTTTATATGACATAGTCCATATCTTATTATATGGCATCGGGAAACAGAGTGAGGGAGCTCAGGCATGAGCTCTCTGTAGGAAAGTTCCGGCGGGCATCAGACGGCTCGCTGACGGTCAAGGATGTTCCACTGCTTGCAACAGGAACATGGACTGATAGCAACTTCGGGACGCCGCTCTTCTACCCAGAGGATGTCCTGGAGAGATACGCAGAGAACTGGATCGACAACTCACTCTGGTCAAGACACGGCGGTTTCGCACCGAGATCAATCACCGACAAGATTGGCGAAGTAACCAACCTGCATTACAACGGCGGTGCAGTCAGAGGCGACCTTGTGCTTCATGGAAAGTCGTCTACCAGCAGAGACACCATCGAGATGCTGGAGAATGGATTGGTCAACTATGTCAGTGTGGAGCACGGTGGCAACGAACGCTGGAACGAGGACACACAGTCCTACATTGCAGAAGACCTGGTTTTTTACGGCGTTGCTGTCGTGAACAGGGGCGCTTGCGAAACATGCACAATCAACAACGAATCACGATCATCAGCGGAGGCTAATGATATGGAATTGAAAGAACTCGAAACGAAGCTCGCGGAGGCTGAGAGCAAGATCAAAGAACTGTCAGAAGCCTCCGCAGCAAAGGACAGAAGACTCTCCGAACTGGAGAGCAAGATTGCCAGCGGTGACTGGCACGAAGAGGAGGATGACGATGAGTCCGATAAGCTTGCGGAGCTTGAAGCAAAGCTCGAGAAGCTAACCGAACTCGAAGCCAGACTCGAGAAGATAGAGAAGACACCATTCCCGCCTGATACGCTTGCGGGAGACAAGAACGAACTCGGGGTGTTTGCACTCGACCCGATCATGAGAGATACTGAAGGAATCACAAGGAGGATGTTCTAATGTCCGATATAAGCTCATTCCCAACGATACATGATGTACTCGTAGCAGGGGATAACATACAGACATTCACGGCAGGCGCTGCTATCACAGCAGGGCAGGTTGTTGCGTTCCACGGTACCGGAGTCAGCAAGACTGTCCATCCGGCAGTAAAAGGAACGACTGTTGTGCCTGTGGGCGTTGCATTGTATGATGCATCATCAGGAGACAAAGTCGCAGTAGCGTGTAGAGGATGCCATGTAAAAGTGGCAAACTACGACGACACAACTGCAATCGATGCAGGAGACCCACTCGAGGACAATGACAATGCAGTTGGTGGTACGGTCGGCGCACTTCCAATCTCTGCATCCGGTGCGACAACTACACTCCACTACAGAGCAGGCTGGGCGCTGGAAGATATTGCCGGCGGCGGCACCGGGATCATGGAAGTCGATCCGGGGATAACCATACAGCCGAACGCATCATGAGGTGAACAAGAATGTCAACCCTACCATTTACCAGCGGCGTTGATAATGCCCAGTTTGGCGGGCAGGCATCGCCCTGGCATAGAGAACACGAATGGCGTCTCGCAAGGATGCTTGAGATTGCGGCAAATCCAGAGAGCGCAGAAGCGAAGCAGAAGACAGAGCAGATGATGCAGCTCGAGAGGGTTGCCCTCGAGCAGAGACTTCAGGGGATGCCGAGATATCTCAGTGAGCTCTCGGTTGCGGATTTCAAGCAGCGCAGAGAACTGCTTCTGAGTGAGGCAATCGAATCCACCACGCTCATTCAGGCGGAGTTCTACAACACTGTTCTGGAAGGCGCAGAACCGAACAAGGTCATGAGAAACGCTCTCCGGGTGATTCCGATGGGTAGCAACCAGCAGAGTTTCACGCTCGGTGAGACTGGAAGCGTGCTGCCGATTGTTGCAGAGGGCGCAGAGCTCCAGTCCAACAACCAGGACTACACGAAGGTGACACTGACCTCGAAGAAGTACGGCGAGAAGGGCATCATCACGAATGAGCTGATCGAGGATGCTCTGTACGACATCGTTGCACTCGAAGTGGCGAAGTCTGGAGCGAGAGCAGAGAACACGCTCAACCATGTAGCTCTAACAATGCTTCTGGATGATGCTGGGAAGGAGCATGACACAGCAGGATCGAATCAGGGATTCAAGGCTGTGGCTGCTGCAAGGAAGACGATGAAGCAGGCGAACTACAATCCGGACATCTGCATCATCTGCGCAGAGGCGGAGTATGCTCTGATCACGGACAGTCAGGTGGCGTATGCATCCTATTACGGAAGCACGGGACCCACTTCTGCAGTGGGAAGAGGGGTAGTGCCTCCATTGATGGGAATCAAGTTCACGCCAAGCCTCGATCCGGCTGACACGACCTACGACTCCAGCACCTACACATGGGACTACGGAGCAGATGGTGAGATCGGAATGGTTCTCGTGGACTCTGCAAGCATGGCAGGAATCATTGGAATGAGACGGGATATCACCGTCAACAAGTATGATGACCCGATCAGAGACCTGAAAGGCGCAGCACTCACTATGAGGTTCGCAGTGGGTTCGCCTTTCGACAATGGCATCTGCAGGGTCGAATATTAGATGAGACCCGGGGGCGATATTGCCCCCTCGTTTCATCTGGGGATTATGATGCTCTGCTCTCGAAACTCAGGCAAATATCTCTATGGCAAATATGCAAGACAGCGAGCTGCGGCTGTAGAGGATAAAGAGCCATTCTCGAGCGAGGAGCAGGATTATCTCGATATCACGGGCACAGAGGGCACTGGCGTCCATCAGGACAGAACATACCAGATCGATTCCACGCCTGTCGATTCCAATCCGCTGAAGCAATCCCAGCCAGAAGTAGAGACGATCGACAT